TTTTGTACGTGTTAAGGAAGTAATTACTCCAAACGTAGATTCAATTGATAATAATGGTAATTTTAAAACTGGATCTTATGCTAGTACATTACCTTTAGTAGGTAGTGGTTCATATGGTGGATCATTTAGTGGTGGTGTAGCCGATACTAATTTACCTAAATTAATGAATGAAAATATTATTACAACTAATATCCAAGGATTTACTACAGATGATTATAATCGTGCTTTTACATTATTATCAAATAAAGATGAATATAGATTTAATGTATTATTAGCTCCAGGTGTTACATTAAGTGGTGCCTCTGCTGATAATATGATTGCTTGTGTTGAAGGACGCGGTGATGCTATTGCAATTATAGATAATGGTGTTTATAGTACTTCAGTTAATGCTGCTGTTGAAAATGCTTCAGGCGCCTCTAGTAATTATGCTGCAACATATTTCCCATGGGTACAATTATTTAGTACTAACTTAGGAAAAGTAGTATGGTGTCCTCCATCAACAGTAGTAGGTGGTGTATTAGCATTTAACGACCAAGTAGGTAAAGAATGGTTTGCACCAGCTGGTTTAAATCGTGGTGGTATTCCTTCCGTAGTAAGAGCAGCAATTAGATTATCTCAATCAAATCGTGATACATTATATACAGGTAATGTTAACCCATTAGCTACATTCCCAGGTACTGGAGTATGTGTTTGGGGTCAGAAAACATTACAACGTAAACCAACAGCTCTTGATCGCGTAAACGTTCGTCGTTTATTAATTGCATTAAAAGACTTTATTGGTGGTGTTGCTCGTAACTTAGTATTCGAACAAAATACAACTGTTACTCGTAATACATTTTTAAGCCAAGTAAACCCATATCTTGAACAAGTAACTCAACAACAAGGTTTATTCGCTTACAGAGTAGTAATGGATGATACAAACAACACCCCTGATGTAATCGATCGTAATCAATTAGTAGGTCAGATCTTCATCCAACCAACTAAAACTGCTGAATTTATCATCTTGAACTTTAACTTAACTCCAACTGGTGCTGAGTTTCCTGCCTAAAAAACTTAGCCAGTTAATATTTATTAATAGCAATTAAACAACTATAAAAAATGCCAGTATTAAACCCTAACGAAATCATGTTTACAGCGTTTGAACCAAAAGTTCAGAATCGCTTTATCATGTATATTGATGGTATTCCAGCTTACTTAATTAAAAAAGCCGCCGCTCCTGGATTTGACGCAGGTGAAATTATATTAGATCATATTAACGTTTATCGTAAAGTTAAAGGTAAAGTTAAATGGAACGATATGACTTTAGAATTGTACGATCCAGTAACTCCATCAGGCGCACAAGCTGTAATGGAATGGGCTCGTTTAGCACACGAATCAGTAACTGGTCGTGATGGTTACTCCGACTTTTATAAAAAACAGTTAACTTTAGATATCTTAGGCCCAGTAGGCGATATCGTAGGTGAGTGGATTATCAAAGGTGCTTATTGTAAATCAGCTACCTTTGGTGACTATGATTGGAGCGCAGATACAGCTATTAGCTTATCTATAACAGTAGCTATGGACTACTGTGTATTGAACTTCTAATCACTCTTCATATTTCTATTCTTAAAAGCGCTTGTCATAAAACAGGCGCTTTTCTTACATATTTATATGTGTAATTAATATTTTAAATATGCCATTATTTTTATCCCAATCCTTTAGCCAAACATATCTAGATTTAGAAAATCCAGGACCTGGTGGAATTATTAATACATTAGATACAATTACTACATATCCAGATACAGTTAGTGGTACTCCTACTAATCAAGCTAATCCAGGTCCACCACAAAATTTTAATCAAAGTTATGTACCTACTAACACATATTTAACTAATATAAGAGATAATGGTAGTTTTCTTTTAAAAAGAATGAGTGGAGATGATACATTTGATATATTTGATGCAACTAATTTAGACACAGAAAGACCAGGGGTAAATGGTGGTATTCCTTATAATCAACTAAAAGATCCAACAGTATATCCTATTACAGCTAAAAAAGTAGGTTCTGTTAATGGATTTAACCCAATACAAGGCCAAGGAGCAACTAAATATACACAAACATATAGTGCAACTAATCCTTATCTTCCATAGTTTTCTTAAAATCTTATATATTTATATACACACAAATAAAATTAGTTTATGGCTGAATTAAAGTTACCGACAGAAAAAGTTATGTTGCCTTCTAAAGGCTTACTGTACCCAAAAGAATCACCACTATCAAGTGGACATATTGAAATGAAATATATGACAGCTAAGGAAGAAGATATCCTTACTAACGTCAACTTTATTAAAAATGGTACTGTTATTGATAAATTATTACAATCATTGATTATTACCCCAATCAACTATGATGATTTATTAATTGGTGATAAAAACGCAATATTAATTGCAGCACGTATTTTAGGATACGGTGCTGAATATTCATTTAAATATACAGACGAGCGTGGTAAAGAAATTAATACCACTATTGATTTATCTAAATTAGATGAAAAAGTAATGGATGAATCGCTATTTACAGCAGGTGTAAACGAATTTGCATTTACTACTCCTAAAACTGGGACTTTATTAACTTTTAAGTTACTAACACACGGTGACGAAAAGAAAATTGAAGCTGAGGTTAAAGGCTTACAAAAAGTAAATCCAAATGGATCATTTGATGTTACTACCCGTTTAAAACATATGATCACTTCAATTAATGGAGATCGTGATCAAAAAACAATTCGTGACTTTATTGATAACTATATGCTTGCAGTTGATGCTAGAGCATTCCGTGAACATTACAATAAAGTAACCCCAGATATTAATCTAAAATACACCCCAGAAGATGAAAACTATACAGGGGAGGGTATAGATATTCCGATTTCTCTTAACTTTTTTTGGCCTGACGCCTGAGTATAGACCTTACTTATTTAAACAAATCCATGAAATAGTATTTCATGGAAACGGTGGATATGACTGGGAAACAGTATATCATATGCCTTTATGGTTACGTAAAACTACGTTTAACTTAATGAAAGAGCACTATGATAAAGAAAACGAGACTATAGAAAAACAAAATAATATGCTTAAAAATAAAACAGGTAGTAAAGACATATCACGACCAAATATAGCCCCATCACCTAATTATGTTGCTAAAGCGCCCAAAAAATAGGCGCTTTTAATATTTATACGGCGTAATACTGCTATATGGCTCTAACACCAGAACAAGAACAACAGCGATTAGAACTTATTCAAGAACAAAATAAGGCGGCTAAAGAATTAGCTAGTACGTATGAAAAAATAGCTAAAAATGTTAGAGATTTAAGTAATGAAGAAAAAGAAGTTTTAGATATATCTAAACAAATATCTAAATATTCTACTACAATTGAAAAAAGCATACAAACGCGAGCAAATAAATCTGCCTCGCTTTTAGATTTAACATCATCCCTAAACAAATTACAAAACGACTATAGTAAGAATCTAGCTACATCTCAAAAAGCACAAGATAATTTAAATAGAGAGATTCAATATTCTATAAATATTAGACAAAATATAACAGCCTCTTTACAACAAGAAATTCAAGATCAGGCAGGCCTTAGCAATACACTAAATCAACAAGAACAAGCATATCAGCACCTCCTCACAGCTAAAGCCTCTGGTCAACGAGTTACTAAAGCTCAATTAGATCTTGCTAAACTTAATGTTGACAATGCTAAAAAAGAACTTGATGTAAATAAAAAATTAGTTGAAGAATTAAGAGAAAAACAAAAGGAACAAAATACACATATTAAGCAGCTAGAAGATACTAAAAAAGCTCATCAAGAAATACTCGAACAGCAAAAACAAGAAATACAAGCAACTAAAATAGCTATTGCTAATAATGCTCTTCAATCTATAGCTAATAAACTTCAAATAGGTCAGTTATTAACCTTAGGTGGTTTATATACATTTATTTTAAATTCAACTTTTAAAATAGATAAACAACTTACTGATTTAGGAAAAAGTATAGGTATAAGCAAAGAATCTGCTCGTGAATTGAGAAATGAATTTGCTCAATATGCTGCTCTCTCTAAAGATGGATTTATAAATACAGAACGCTTAGTTAAAGCTCAACTAGAATTAACTCAACAATTAGGATTTGGAGCTAAATTTAGCGAACAAGAGTTAGAAACATTCTCTCGTTTAACTGAAATAGTAGGGTTAGCTGGTAATGAAGCAGCTAAGTTTAATGAATTTTCAGCAGCAGCTGGAATGTCTTCTACAGATTATGTTAAAAATATTCGTTCAGCTGCTTTCTCAGCTCAACAAACTAATAAAATTCATATTAGCGATAAAGAATTACTTTCTACTATTAGTAAATTAAGTGCAGGTATACTTGTTAAATTCCAAAATAATCCTAAAGCATTAGCTGAAGCAGTTATACAAGCTAAAAAATTAGGTCTTAGTTTAGAGCAAGTAGATAAGATTGGAGAATCAATGTTAAACTTTGAGTCTTCAATTGAAGCTGAGCTCGAAGCAGAATTAATTACAGGTAGAAAACTTAACT